AATACAAATGAGCAGGGTAATACAGCTATAAGCTTTGATATTTTTCTGAGGTAACTATGGCTAGACAAATAAGAATTGACCAAATAGATGATGTAATGAGAGAAGCTGTTGAGAATCTTGTTCATGCGACTACATTTGAATGGACACGAAGAGTTAAAAGAGCAACTCCAGTAGATACTGGCAGACTTAGATCAGCTTGGCAGACTGACGTAAAGCCATTTAAAGGAACAATAATTAATAATGTTGTATATGCTGAACCTGTTTGCTTTGGTATAAATAAACCGCCATCATGGGGTGGCACTTATAGAACAAGACAGCAAACTGTCGAAGGCTTTCCAGCATTAATAGGAAAAGAATTGGAACAATATGCCAGAAGAGAATATGAAAAAATTAAAAGAGGTATCTAATGGCTGCAACAGATTTAAATACAGTAAGAGCAACTATTGAGAAACGCTTAAATGATGAGTTTAGAATAGGGCCATCAATACCTTTAGTTTTTAATAACATTCCTTTTGATGCCTCCTCTGTCGATCAATATATACAGTGTGTTACTAGCTTTGGATCAAGTGAATACCTTACTCAGCAAGCACCAAACTCAAGTACCACTTCAACAAATCTTGTTGTGGGTCTTATTACTTTTAATATATATACAGAGCAGGGATTAGGAGCAGGGGCTAATTTTAATATTGCTGAAAGATTAAGGAATTTATTTAATAGGATCACAGTTTCTGACGTAAGATTTGATCCCCCTGTTGGGCCAGAGATTTCTGTATCAAACCCAGAGGGCAAATTTCAGACTCAGGTTAGAATAACATTTGAAACATATGAATCACTTACACCATGACTGAATTTACAGAAGAAATGCTTGACGCAATTGAAGCTGTTAAAGGTATAAGAGATCCAAAATACTGGGATCCTCGTTGTAGACGTTATATGGAAGAAAATAAGAAAGGTGTAAAAAAACCAAAAAAGAGTTAATATATTTATAAATCTTTCTTTTTATTGTTATGGCTGCTGTTAAAGGCGACGTAGGCCAAGTCAAGTTTGACGATGGTGGTTCTTCTGTTAACCCTGTTCTTGGTACAAGGTCTTGGTCAATGTCTATTACTAAAGACACACAAGAAACTACTGTGCAAGGCGATACATTCAAATCATTTGTTGGTGGACTTATAGAAGGCGAAGGCTCTGCTGAATTAGTTTATGATGCTACAGCATCTGGAGAAACAGCAACATTTGTAGATGGTGCATTAGTTACTGGCGATCTTGGAACGGCAGCTTTTGAACTTTTTCCTGATAGTGCAAGTGGTACAAAAAAAATAAGCTTTGTTGGTTTAATAACCAGTTTCGATCAAACTTCATCAATGGGTGATGTAAACACTATTAGCATTACATTTAAGCCAAACGGTACTATTACATCAGCTATTTAATTATTTATGCCAACAGAAAGAACAGCCGACCTTCTCATTAGTGCTTTTAAAGATGAGATGTCTACAAGAAGAAAATATGAACTAAAAGATAAATCAGGTAATGTTTTGTCTGTTTTATATTTCCCACCAGTTACTAGATTTGATCGCCAAAAAGCACAATCATTAGCTGGTAGTGATGAAGGTCTTGTTGTTTCTACACAACTTTTATGTCAAACAGCACAAAAAGAAGATGGTACTCCTGCATTTGATATGTCAGATGCAAAAATCTTACAAAGGTCATTGCCTGAGAAAGTTTTAAATGAACTTGAATTATTTATGATGGATGTTCAAGTTGATATAGAACAAGCAAAAAACGAATAAAAGGGGATAACTGGTTAAAGTTTGAGTTTTTCCTAGCAACAGAACTAAAAAAAACAGTACAGGAACTAAGGTTGAACATGACCGAAGCTGAGTTAATATATTGGGCTGGCTATTATGAAATAAAGATTGAAGAAGAAAAAAAAGCTATGCAACGACAAAAACGTAAATTAGGATAATATATAATAAAGGTTATTTGTATTTGTGGCACAATCAACAGTAAAACTAATAGTTGATGCACAAAATGCAATTAGACCATTGCAGCGTGTTAATCAACAAACACAGGCATTAAGTAAAAGTACAGACAAATTAAAAGGCCGTTTAGATAAATCAAGTAAATCTTTGAATGAAACTGGAAGATCGGCAAAAACCGCAGCAGGGGGTTTTGGTGCTTTATCAAAATCAATCGCACCGTTACTTAAAGCATTAGCTGTAATTGGAACTGCAAAGTTTGTTTTGTTTCAAACAGCACAACTTGAAACTCAAACGAAAGCTTTAGAAGTATTAACAGGAAGTGCTGAAAAAGCACAAGATATTGTACAAGAAATAAAAGAATTTGGAGCAGTAACACCTTTTAAATCTTCTCAATTAATAGAAGTAACAAAACGTATGAAAGCCTTTGGCTTTGAAACTGAAAATGTAGTGGATATAACTAAGAGAATTGCAGATATTGCTGGTACTGCTGGAGCCGACATAGATGGTGTTGCATTAGCAATAGGTAAAGTTCAAGCAAAAAATAAATTTATGCAAGAAGAAAATATTATGCTTTTAGAAAAAGGAATAAACGTAACTAAAGAATTAGAGGAGATCACAGGAATGAATGGAGAGACATTAGCTAAAGCTATGAGTAAAGGAGAAATAGGAGCAGATAAGTTTGTACAGGCAATAGTAAAAGCAACAAGTAAGGGTGGTCAATTTTTTGAAGGTGCTTCAAAACAAAGCGATACTTTAGCTGGTAAATTTAGTACTTTTGTTGATAATGTAGAAACTTTTGCACAAAATCTAGGAAAGATTTTTGAAGAACCCTTAAAATTTATTCTTGACGAATTAAATAAAATAGCAGGTGAATTTAATAAAATTTTTGCTCTTTTATCTGATGCACAAATTGGTGCATCTAATAAAGCAGTTGGTGCTGCTGCCTTTAAATCACGATTTGGTTTACAAGAGGAAGCTGTCAAGGAAATTACAAAGGCAGTCGAATTATTAGATCCAACATTTGTAAAAACTGAAAAAGATGCTGCAAAACTTTTTGCACAAATGGATAGGATTTCAAAAGTAATGAAATTAGTAAGTGGTCCAGACAGTCCAGCAACCTTAGAAGCAAGAGGTTTACTTGGTCCTTTGATTGAAGCTACTAACCAAATGGATAATATAAGAGATAAAGTAAATAAAACTATTAGTGCGCAAAAACAATTAACACAAGAAACTGATAATACAAGTTTTTCTACAGAAGTCATAAATGATTCTCATAAACAAACTTTAGAATTATCTGATTTATTTAATCAAAGTTTAGAAATTACAGATGGTCTTATAAATGTAATAAGTTTAGGCACTAACGCTTTTTCTACTGAGTTAGAAAACGCAACTTCAGATGCAGATAAATTAAAAGAAAAATTTATGGAAATAGGACAAGCCGTAGAAGATGGCATTGTTCAAAACTTAACTAATGCTGCAATGGGAACTAAAAGTTTAGGTGATGCAGCAATAAGTGTTCTTAATGATTTAAAACGAAAATTAATTGAAGTTGCAATGCAACAAGCGGTTTCTGGTTTAGGTAATTTTTTAGGAACTGCTTTAAGTGGGTTATTTGGCGGAGGAGGCGGTGGTTTATCAACAAAGCAATTATTTAGTTCTGGAGCAAGTCTTGGAATTAATAATGCTAGTGATTTTTTAAGTGGAGCACCTCCTTTAAAATTTGCTAATGGAGGCAGACCACCAGTAGGTAGGGCTTCAATAGTTGGAGAAAAAGGCCCAGAATTATTTGTGCCTAGTTCTGCTGGTAATATTATTCCCAATAATGCTATAGGAGGTGTTACTAATAATATAAACATCAATGTGGACGCTTCAGGTTCCTCTGTTCAAGGTAACGATTCAAACGCTAACCAGTTTGGAGAACAGCTTGCCGCAGCAATACAGGCTGAGATAATAAATCAGAAACGATCTGGAGGTTTACTTAACTAATGTCTGATACTTTTCCTATTGCGAATCCTTTATATAACACAAGGATTACACCTAATCCCTCTACAAATGTTATTAGTTTTGGAGATGGGTTTGAGCAAAGATTAACGGAGGGACTGAACCAAAACCCCTTATCTGTTAATTTAGTTTTTGAACTTTCGCAGACTGATGCAAATACAGCAATTACGTTTTTAAATGCAAGAGTAGAAAGTGGGGCATCTTTTGATTACACGTTGCCAAGCGAATCAAGTTCTAGAAAGTTTGTTTGTAGTTCTTATCCTAGAACAATTCCTTTTTTAAGCAGAGTTAGGTTAACTTGTGTCTTTAGAGAGGTGTTTGAACCGTAATGGCTATACCTTTTGCTGAACTAAATAAAATAAATCCTAGTTCTATTATTGAACTTTTTGAGTTAGAGCTTACTGTTGGGAAACATATACCTAATCCAAATACACAAAATTTACCTACTGTTTATAGGTTTCATGCTGGGGCAAATTTAAATAATTTTGGTGAAGTGATTTTTCAATCTAACTCTTATCAAAGAGTAGCAGTGCAAACTCAAGGTTTTGAAAAGAACAGCACTGGAGTTATTTCAAGGCCAACAATAACTTTTTCAAATTTAGGCGGTATCGTACAAAACCCAGCAACAGGATTAGTAATAACAATGAGTGATTTTTTACAATCAGTAAATCAAGTTACCCCACATAATGATTTGATAGATGCAAAATTTACAAGAAAAATGCCACTTGCTTCTGCTTTAGACAATGCTAATTTTTTATCAGGAACAAATCCTTTTGGAACACCTAGTGCAGATAGATTGCGTGATGAGATATTTGTTATTGATAGAAAGGCTGTTGAAAATAGACAAGTTGTACAATTTGAACTGACTGCCGCCCATGATTTAGAAAATAGATTAGTGCCTCAACGAGTAGTCACAAGAGACTTATTCCCTGCTGTAGGAACCTTTGTCTAATGAGTGAATATATTTGGGCTGCTGATGCTTTTAACCATGCTACAGAAGCATATCCAGAAGAATGTTGTGGATTGATTATCAATATAGATGATATTGAAACTTATTGGAAATGTAAAAACATATCTGGAACATATAAAGAAAAATCATTTGTAATTGACCCTTTAGATTATGCTGACGGAGAAGATCAAGGAGAAGTTTTAGGTATTGTACACAGCCACCCTGACGGAGAGTTAGCTTTTAGTCATCCTGATAGAATGGCTTGCAAGTATTTAGATTTACCTTTTTATCTTGTAGAACCTAAATCAGAGTCTATTATTGTTGTATATCCATCTGAAATAAATGATTAAAGTAACTATTTATGGCAGATTAAGAAAATTTATCGGGGAGTCTAGTTTTGAGATAAATGCTGACAGTCCTAGAAAAGCTTTTAGTTTTTTAATATCAAATTTTAAAGGTGTAAGAGAGCATTTTAAAGATCAAGAATATTGTGTAATGGCTGGTAATGTAAGAATTACTGAGGATTTATTGGATATGCAGACAGAAAGTGATATTAAAATAATACCTGTCGTTCATGGTGAAATTGTACCATTTATTCTTGGAGCAGCTTTTCTTGGTGCTGGTGCTGCTGTCACTGCTGGTGTAACTATTTTTGGTGTTACTATCGCAGCTTCTATAGGAACTGCTTTAACAGCAATGGGAACGTCTCTTTTACTTCAAGGTGTTTCTGATTTATTAACACCTGATCAAGTACGACCTAATGTAAGTAGGCAAGAAGATCCTCAAGATCCTAGTTACATTTTCACAGGACTTTTAAATAATTTTGGTGAAGTGATTTTTCAATCTAACTCTTATCAAAGAGTAGCAGTGCAAAC